GCATCCCGGCTCCGCTGCTTCCCAAGACCAATAAGCGTCAGCGTCTATGCTCATGTCCTTCTGGCCGATGCCTTCGATGGCGCATTGCTCTATGCGCGCACTGGCTTCGGCGATCTGGCGTTGGCGGGTGGCGGCAAGAACAGCATCGGCGTTCCAACCGGCAATCAGCTCTTGCTTGACCGCGTCGGCCATCTCATCCCCGAGATCGAGGACGAGTTCTGACCATAGATTGTCTGACATCCTAACTGCTACGGCCCCATTGCTGGGGCCGCAGAGTGTTAAGACACCTTAGAGGTCGCTCAGTTTGGCGATCTTCAGATAGATGTGCGCCTCACCGGCGTTGAGCGCGGCAAGGTTCTTCGCAGCCATCGACATGAACGTGGCCGTGATCGGGCCAGTCGAAGCAGCGGTGTAGACGGCCGGGGTGCTGTCGGCGATTTCGCCGGCAAACAGCACTTCGCTTCCGTTATCGTTGACTTCGTGCTCATCGACAAAGCGATCCACGTCGTCGTCTCCGACTGCGAGCGTGGTCACGTTGAAGGCGGTGTCAGCCGTGTCTTCAAACGCGGTGACAAGTTTGACCGCAACGGCCTGCACGATGTCACCGGGTTCAACCTCCAAGAGCGTGACGCTCTGGGCGGTGTTCGCGGTGGTGGTCGTGAGGTCAGCGTGGGTCACGATGGCCTTGTGAGAGAAGCCGTTGAGCTTCGTTTCGTTAGGGAGTTCGTAGAGTTTCATCTTCCGTGATTTCCTTGGTTAATTGTTGCTACTAGGAAGTCGCGGCGAACTCGCCGAGGCCCTTCGGGTTCCAGCACACCAACGCGGCAATCGCATCAACGAGGCCACGCGGTCCACCGCCTTGGTCTTCCAATTCTTGGAAGCGGGGGCGACGGCCATACCGGGACTCCAGCATGTCCATGTTGAGGAGGTAGCCACGGGCCGACTGAACGGCAGCGGCTGCGTCCTTCGCATTGAACAAGGTCGGCACCAAATTAATTGTGCCGAAGTCGCCGATGTAGGTGTCCACCGTGCTGATGACCGTGCGGTCATTGAGCGAAGCGGTGTATTGACGGGTGCTCAGAGCAGTGTTGCTGCCGCTGGAGTAGCGGGTGAACTCGCTGAAGCGCTTCTTGAGGTTCGGGCCAGTGACCAGATCCATCGTGTCGATGGTGCCGGTCTGCTCGTAGACGCTCTGAAGAACGGCGGCGACATCGCTCTCGGTGAGAGAGGAGGTAGCAGTCGTGTTGATCGAAGCGGACGGCGTGCGGAACGACGCGGGGACGGGGAGATCCGTCTGGGCCGAGCTGGAAATCCAGGAGCCGAGGCCGCGAGTTTTATACGGGTTGGTGCCGCTCTGCTCTTGCGAATCGTTGCTAGAGCAGAAGGCGCTTTCCATGTCGCGCTTCAGTTCGATGAGGGCGCGGGAAACGCCGCGAGCCATTTCCTTCTTCTTGCCAACGCCAGCGATGTTATCGACGTTCTGGGCAAAGTCATCGACTTTGATGGAACGGCGGAACTTCTGGGCGCGGCCGGAAAGGAGGACGCGGTTTTTGGCGGGATCGTCGAACGTGGTAACGTCGGCGTTGGTGAGGACACCGTCGAACGACGGGTCGTTATAGCTGTCGGCCTGCCAACTGAAGACAGAGCCATTAGTGAGGTCTGAGCCGGCCTTGATTCTGGAAGTTACGGGCGTGTTTTTCTGGTCGATTACAGAAATAACATCAGCCAAATCTTCGCGCAAACCAGTCGCCGGATGAACTAATCCTTGTGACATATTTTGTGAGTTTTCTAAGTGATGGGGTTTATCCGATCAGTTCTCCCACCAAGTCCTCGATGTCCGACATGGACCCGCTTGATTTGAAGAACCGATTTTTCGCAGCCGTAGAGCTGCCCTTTGTGGCAGAGCGGGGCGCGCTAACGGGCTGGACGGGTGTGACGGTTTTCTCTTTCTTCGCGGACACAGTTTTCTTGGCCTTGTCTTTGGCAGCTTCGGTCTGCTGCTTGGCCATGAGGGCTTGCTCTCCGTAGAGGGCGAGGCCGACCCAGTATTCGTGCTGGGGGATCTTGAGGAGATCGGGGGCCGATTTGATCGTGGCCTTGTAAGCCTGGTTGAGCTGGCTGCCCTCCTTGAATAGATCGGGGAACACGCTCTTGGCGGCTTGCACCGCCGGCTCACGCTGGGCCAGCCACTCTTTCCTTGCCGGAACGTGGATGGTCAGGATGTCGTCGGCTTTGACCAAGTAGTCCTTTACTTCGGCTGGCTCGATATACTTCTCCGAGCCGTCTGGCTGCTTGATCGTGGCGCCGTCCGTATTCTGAAGCGCCCATCGGCGAACCGCTTGGGCATTCTGGATGCGCTGTTGAAGGGCCTCGTCACTGTCCACGTCGGCCAACGGGTTGTCAGCGGATGGGGTGAGAACGGGGCGGGAGGTCTGGTTGAGCTGGGCTTCTAGGTCCGCTTTGGCGGTCTTTAGTTGCTCTAGCTCACTAGCGGCAGCCTGGGCCTTTTCTTCGGCCTCCCGTTGTTTTGCAACGAGTTTATCAATCCTGCGCTGAACCTTGTCCTTCGTAACCTCCTCGCCAGCAGGTTCTTCTGCGGCGGTGTCCTCGCTATCCTCGGGTTCTTCGTCAAGATCGGCTTCAGTCGCCGGCTCCTCCTTGTCTACATCTTCAGCGGAATCTTCAGATTTCTCCTCTGGCTCCTCTGTTGTGTCTGCGTTGTCAGAGATCGTTTTTTCAGCGGACTCTTCTTTGGGTTCCTCGGTCGGGCGTTTAACGCCCAACTCGGCTAGTGCCATTGAAACTACATCGTCCGCTCCCGCCGCTGTCGCGGCCACATTGTCTGTCGCCATAGGATAAAACCCCTAAGAGGTGCGCCAAAGACTTGGGGGGAACCGGAGCCTTAGAACCGGAGTGAAGCGCGATACGCCTCTCTATCCTCACACATAGCACACAATGTGTGCGGTGTCAATACGGGATTGTATCGTTATACTAGACTTGTTCACAAGTGACTGCACTTTGTGTCACAAAATGTGCGGTGTTTTTGCAACGACCAGTCACTTAATGACAGCTTCACGCTACATTAAGCCGGCGTAGTGTTGCCGAACGGCAACATTTTGCCGTGTCGGCGAACGGCAACCTGTAAGAAATACTTGTGAGTTGCCGAGCGGGAACATTTCGATTTTGTCGAATAGTTCAAATTTGTATGCGTCTACTGGACTTTTGCCGCCTCGGCCCTAGTGGCTTCCAAGTAGTCCCACAATTCCACCAGCGCATTGAGCTGGCCGTTGGCGTGGGCGAGGAGGCCGGGGTCTTTGGCGGTGGCCATATTGCTGGCCAAGGCCACGCCGTCCGCGATGCGGTCTTGCAGGGCGACCATGACGGCTCGCCAGCAGGGCGGGGCCTGGTCTCGGGTGAAAGCGAGGGCGCCTTTGAAGTCGAACTCTTCGTCTTCAGAAACGGGGTAGCGGTCGAGGGGGATGGTTTTCGTTTTGGTGAACATAAAGTTAGATCCAGAAAGGATACATGAGCTTGTTGGCTACGATGACGTGCGGGCCGCACTCGCGGCAGATGGGGCCGAGTTGTTCGTCAACTCCGTGGATGTCGTCAATACGAAGCTGCTTGGAACACACGCCGCAGCGCGGCGGCTCCTTGCTGCGGCCTCGCCACGGGCGCACGCGCGGGGGTGGGGGAACTGTGCTGCTGGGGGCCATTAGTAACTCCCTCCTCCACGCGGGCGCAGGATGTCGCCTTCGACGTTGTTGCAGCCGGAAAGAACTAAGTATCTCACTAAATCTACGGGATCTTTTGAGCTACCGCGCGCGCCGTCCGCGCCAGTCCATTCCTTCATACACCAAATTAGATTTTGGCACTGCTCGCTGATGTAGAGTTTGGGCTGGTTTAATGCATCGAGCGGTTTCTGCGTGTTGTAGTGCAGCCAGTCGTTGATGAGTCCGACACCTTCATCAATCGTGTCCCCCGGAGTGGCGGTGAAGTCCATACCGAGGTCGCTCATCTCCTCGATCAGTGTGGTGGGGCGCTCCTTGGCCAGCGTCTGTGCGTTGCCGTAGCGGCTGTCCATCCATCTCTCAAATATGCGCTCGCCGTTCTCCACGCTGTGGACTTCTTCAACGTAGCGCTCCAGCCCGAATCCAAAGTCTTTCTGCGCGGGACCTTGGCGTCCGTCCGCCTTCTTGCCGTCCGGCTCCGCCCACATGCCGGGGTAGCCGACGCCTTCGACATACTCGTTGGGGCAGGGCCACTCGCGGTAGATGAAGCAGCGGTTGGCCTTGTCGAACAGCGCCCAAATCATAAACCAGTTCCTGCCGGAACACGGATCGACAAAGTGATAGCGGGTGCCTTCCTTGGGAATCCATTCGTGTTTGATGACGTGAATCTTGTCGTTGAATAGCGGGAAGCGGTTGTTGATGGAGCGGGTCGGGACGCCATAGGCACGGCAGAGGATCTTCTCCCGCGTCTCGTTGCGTAGCTCCTGCTGCATGCGGTCCCATCCAGCCCATGGATTTCCCTTGGTCTGAAAGTAAATGATCGGCCGGCCCTTGCGTCCGGTCTGGACGATGGGCACTTTCTCGTAGCCGGCGATAACCTTCTCGCCTTGCTTGTCCTCAAACTTGGGCAGCAACTCCGCATCGCATTCCTCCACGTTGCGCGCCCCTGTGAGGTAATCTTTGACCGTTGGCGAGTAGCCTTCGATGGGGGTGAAGGTGACGATGAGCACGCCGTTGCGGTCGAGCAGGCGGAAGCGCAGGGTCTCCAAGAAATCTATGGGCACCAGCTCGTCGCACCAGACGACATCGACCTCGCCGCCCTCAATGGTGGAAATGTCCTGACTGTAATTGCGGAAGATACATTGGGCGCCATTGGGGGCGACGAACTTGTTTTCGGTGAAGCCGCCTTTGACCGAGTAGGTGATATTCGTGACGGTGCTCTTGCGCGCCTGCCGCCAATCGGCCGGCATATATTTGAAGACGCGGGGCTGTTGCATTTCCACCGAGTTGGGCGCCGTCGTTTGGAAGCACCAGGCAACAGATTGCTTTTTGTGATACAATCTGTGGATCACTTCGCGCGCGGCCCATTCGGTCTTGCCGCTGCGGTTGCCGCCGAGGACAAGGATCTCGCGGTTGTCTTCCAATAGCTGACTGGCCTTGTTCCAGATCGGCGGGCGGTAGCCGTATCTATAAGGATCTACTTTTTCCTTGAGGATTAGTTCTTCCCGCTTGAGCAGCAGATCCCAGCCCTTCTCCGGCCCGATGGCCAAGAGCACGTCCTTGGGCGGCAGCTTCATCACCGGATGCGGTGTCGGGGTGAAGCGGGAGCGGGGGGTGGATTTCTTTTCGCTCATCTAAAAAATGGCGGGGGCGGGCAAAATCCCCAAGATGCCCGCTTCCCGCCGCGCATCGGCAGGCAGCCGCAAGCAGTCGCACACCCTCTTGTCGTGCTCTTGCTTGCCGCCCGTTGTCCTTTGCGCAAAGTCATCGTTCGTCGGGCCACTCGCCTTCGATGAGCGTGTGGTCGAGTTTGAGATCGGCAAGCGACTCGCGCTCGCACATCTCTTTGACAAAATCCCAAGTGCGCGATTCCGGCCGCACCAAGACGGACCATCCGGTGCCCGCCTTCCGCGCCTTGCACTCCATCACCGGACCCAGCTCGGACTTGTGGATGATCCAAAAGGTTCCACCCGCCGTGCTCCTTGGTTTCTTTGCAGGGCGGGCCTTCACGCGAATGCCTCCTGCGGCTCACAGAACCGCACATGCTGCTTGGGCACCGTATAGTTGCGGCACTTGCGGCCTTGCTTGGGGTCGTAGACTTCCTCGACCTGCCAGTGCTTGCGGGTCCAGCCATAGACCACGGCGGCCACGGTGCGGGTGGCGTTCTCGATGATATAGGCCAAGACCGGCGTGTCGGCTTTGGCATCGACCTTGTAAGCCTCGTCCACGATGACGGTGGGATACGGATAATCCTCGCGGCCGGTGAAATGCAGGTTGGTGCGGACCTTGTGCTCGACGCGGCCTTGCACCATCAAGTCGCCGTTGTCGGCGTATTGCTCGCGCACGGTCGCATCGGGGCGGGTGCGCTGCGGCGGCAGCCAGACTTGCATGCCGGTCTGACGCAGCTTGTCGGCAAAGTCGTTGACCGCCCGCCGGCTGGCGCTCAAGTCGCCGAGGAATTGCTGGTCGGATTTCATGCGGGTGTGTGCGGTTGTGTGCTATCGTGGTCCGCCGAGGAGACGCCATGCGAGCGCAGCCACTGCTGGAACTTGTCCGTTGCCAGCGCACTTAATGCGGTCCACCCCGTTGGCCACCCCATTAAGGCGTCGTAGGTATCTGGGTTCGGGTAAATTGTTCCCGTAACAGCTTCCCCGTTTGTCCAAACTTTGAATTGATGCGCTCTTTGGCCGAACTCCGAGCCGCTTGTCGTTCCCTTGTAGTCCACTCTTTGCGGAGTGGGCCACGATCCAACATCGGTTTCGTTCATGACAAAATCCGGCGCTGGCCGCTCCCACAATACCCCATCGCGCATCAAACCCCATTTGGGCAAGGTCACCGAGGACCACGGCAAGACCTCTTCCCACAAGCATTGGTGAGTTTTCCACGAAGACGAAGCGGGGTCGAACTTCACCGATAATTCGTGCCATGTGTTTCCACATTCCACTTCGCTCTCCTTCGATTCCGGCTCCCTTGCCTGCGGCGCTGATGTCCTGACAAGGGAAGCCTCCAGACACGACATCAATACGGCCTCGCCATGGGCGTCCGTCAAAGGTCTGAACATCATCCCAGATCGGGAAGGGGTGGAGGCATCCGTCGTTTTGCCGGGCGACCAAAACATCCCGTGCGTAGGCGTCCCATTCGACGGCGCAGACGGTTCGCCAGCCGAGGAGTTTGCCTCCAAGTATGCCTCCACCAGCGCCTGCGAAAAGTGCCAGCTCATTCACTTGGCTCCTCCTCAATGTCCAAAGTCGGATTCGGCGCAAAAGCCAGTTGGTCGATGCGGGCGGTGAGCGGCCGGCCGTTGTCCTCGCGGATGACGGTGAGGTAGTCGTTCTCGCCGCCACCGTTCTTGCAATAGACGTAGGTGCGGCAAGGGCAGGGGATGCCGTCAACGTAGACGCGGTCGCGGTCTGGGCAGAAGGCGATCATGGAAAGAGAGACAGGGCCACCGGCATTTCAGTGCCCAGACGCACATTGGAGCCGGTGATGGTTAGCGTTCCCTGTCTGTGGCCCACGGGGGCACTGCTCTGCCGGAAACGGTGAGCGCTCACCTTTTCAGCGCACGGGTTGCCATGGTGACGAGGGTAGTGGGGTGCCGTGTTATAGGCCGACACAGGCCGATAAGCCGTATCCCTCTCCCGACCACAGGACACACCATACGGTGCTCCTCGTTTACTGCGCTGCCCGACAAAGTAATGGGCAGCAGGCTTCGCTTTTGTTGCGCTTACGAAGCTGGCGGTTATGTGACTAGCGGGGCGAATGCCTCCTGCCGGCGCAATACCTTTGACTGCTGCTTGAAAATTCATTTGCCCTTGCGCTTCCTCATCTCCGCGCACAAGGCATCGGCTTTGCGCTTGGCTGCTTTGGCGACCATGCTGGCGCGCAGTGATTTGAGGCGCATGATCTCTTGGTCTATCGCCTCAATCTCCGGTGTCATAATTCGATACTTTTCCATAATGTCAGGGCTGGCCATTCACGGTGATGTAAAGGAAGCCAAAGTTGGCAAACGCATAGCCAGCAAAGGCCACGGCGAGACCCGCGTTGCCCTCGCGGTAAAAGCCCACTGCGGTGAGCAGGTAGCAGATGGTGGTGATGAGAAGGGGCGTGAAGGTCACTTGGCCTTGAATCCTCCGCGCTTGGCCTTCATGTCGGAGTAGACCTTCGGGCTGACGGTTGACTTGCTCTTGGGCCGGCTGGTGCCGGCCGCTTTGCGGGCGTTGATGTTGGCGTATAGTCCTTTTTTCATAGTTAGCAGCTCCAGGCTTTTCGGCTCCAGTAGTTGGCCGACAGTTTGTTATCTGTGCCCTTGATGCCGCCGCTGCGTGCGCAGTAGCTGGCCTTGCGGGCGGGTTGGTCTTTCTTGATCGACATGTTGGGATCACCAAAGCGGACCAATTTGGTCTGGTCGCCAGACTTGGCCAGCACGGCAAACTTCTTGGGGCCGTCCGGTGTGCGCTTGGGTTTGTTGTAGCCGGCGAATGACTCGCCCCGGTATTTGATGCTCATACTTTTTTGTCTAATTTTGTGCGGGCCTGCTTGTAGAGGTAGGCGATGAGGTAGGCCCCGGTCTCCTCGTCGCTGGATTCGATGTGTCTTAGGAAGTCGCTGACAACGTGATACAACTCATGCACCAAGCTGCCGTGGTCTTCGTGGTGATTCTCGATCCAGATAAGCGCCCAGTTGCCGTGACTCATGCACCAGGCGGCGGCTGAGTCGTCGGGGGCGTTCTCGGGATCATCTGCGTCCATCTCCATGAGGGCCGCGCAACGCTTCAACGCCATCGCCTGCGGGGTGCTGACGTAGAACTCTACGCGTAGCCCGAAGGTGTTCTCGTTGACGGTGAAGCGGCGTGGCTTTTTCATGCGGCTTGGGCCAAGGTCGTGAACGCCGGTTGCCTCGGGTCGTAGCCTTTGACGTGCCTCCACAAGACGCAGGCCGCTTTGAATGCTTCCCAATGCGGCACCAGGCTGTCGTGCTTGTAGGGTTCGACGCGGCCGACTTCGGTGGTGGAGATGTAGACGTTGTAACCGTGGACGGTGTGCAGTTGGTCTTCGCCCCACTTGGCCACGGCATAAGCGGCGAGCTGCATGCCTTGGGTGTCGTATGGCCCGACCTTCTGCTTGGGCTTGGTCTTGCGGGTCTTGTAGTCGATGACGAGCTTGTTGCCGTCCTTGTCGGTGCCAAGGGCATCGCAGCGGCCGGCGTAGCCGTATTCGTGGCTAACCAAGACAACTTCGATGTCGCTGTAGGTGATCTTGTTCTTCTGCTTCCAGTCCATGACCGGGGCGACATAGGCCCACATGTCTTCGGGGACTGCGCTCGGGCCTTCCATGAGCAGATTTTCCAAGGCGTCATGCACCTTGCTGCCGAGATCAGCGGCGGCTGCCACCGGGGCTTTGCTGGCGCCGATGACCCGCTCGCAGAAATACTCGATGGTTTCCTCGGGCTTGGGCGGGGTATTGAAGGCGGCTATCGCAACTTGCGTGGCCTTCCAGTTGAGGAGGGCGGGCTTGTCGAGAATGCCGGTGTAGCCGGTGACAGAGGGCAGAAGCAGGAGCTTCTTGGCGTCGGCCAAGGTGGTGTCTTTGAGTCCGCTGCCGTCTTTCTTGGGAAGCTGGTGGCAGGGTGTGCCGTCCGGCTTATACCAGTGGCCGCCGTCTACGGATTTTGCTTCGGATAGGATTGCCATAACTTTGGTTGGTGATGCGGGGGCCGGTGTTGCGACCGACCCCCGCTGTTGCCACCTATGCCGCGTTGCGCTTGCGGCTGCGCTGCCAGATCCACGCGCCGGACTCGTTGCGGTCCACGCGGGTTTCCTTGTTGGCCTTAGCGGCATCCAAAAGGACGGGAAGGATCATGTGTTCCTCACTGGCCAGATAGGGTCCGGCGAAGCAGCTAAAGCCTTCGCAGGAGAGTGCGGGATTGCGGGCGGCCATAATCAAAACGGAATCTCCGCTCCGGTGTTGTCGTTGTCGGCCGAGGCGCCGAAGTCTTCGACCTTGGGCACTTTGTTCAGCAGTTCCTCCATCACTTCGGTGCATGTGCCGATGTTGATGTAGGTCTTGTCGCCTTTCTGGTCCTCGACGAGCGTGAGCTGTGCGCCTTTGCCCTTGAGGGATGCCGTGTCGAAGCCCGACTTGGGGGCCTCGCCGAGCCAGCTCACCAGGAACGCGCGGAGGGCGCTGTTCTCATGGTTGCTGATCTTCATGGCCCTGCTGGGGATCTTGCGCAGCGAGCCATCCTTACATTTCACGCCGAAGACGAACCGGGTGAGGTTGACGATTTCCGTCTCTTCGCTCTGATACTTCTGGCGTTCGACGTTGTATTGGTCGATCACATCCACGCAGACCGCGAGGTATGTGCCTTTGGGCGGCGGCTCACCGAGGTTAGCGAGTGCCGATGTTTTGTTTTCTGGTATTTTAGCCATGTTGTTTTGTGTGTGTTTGTTTGTTGTTGTGTTTTACTACTCGACGAAATTGGAGTTGCGCAGGATGACGAGGAAGGTCTCGGCCGGCAGGATGGCCAGCCACTCACTGTCGTTGCGGCGGTGCATGACTACGGGCAGCTTCTCGCCGGCATCGCGCTTGGCCTGGGCGATCCAGTTGTAAAGATTTCCTTTCTCAGTGCGCTTTACCTCGAAATGCAGCTTGGGCAGGCACTCGCAGAGCACGTCACTGCTGTCGCCCTTCGTGTCGCCGCAATACTGCTGGCTGCGGCGGGCGGGGAATCCCTCGGCGGTGAGGAACTTGGCGGCTTCCAGTTCCCCGCGTTTTCCTTTTTGGCGGCTATTCATTGAGGACGGCGTTAATGGTGTGGAGGTCGGGCTGGTTGCCGTAGGGCTGCGGGGCCTCGTCGGTCATGCGGCTGATGTTGGCGTGGTCAAAGCGGGTGCAGCTCGGCGACCAGACCATGGGGAAGCTGCGGGTCTGGCCTTCCCGGTGCTTGGCCACGATCATCTCGGCATCCTGGTTGTCCGTGCTGTCGGCGCCACTGCCGGCCTCGTAGTAGCCTTCGCGGTGAAGAAGGATGATGATGTCGGCGTCCTGCTCCAAGGAACCGGAGTCTTTCAAGTCGCTCATCTTGGGCCGGGTATCGCTGCGCTCGTCGGCTTTGCGGCCGACTTGGGCGGCGGCAATGACCGGCACACCCAACTCCAGCGCCATGGCCTTGAGGCCGCGACTGACGGCGCTGACCCGCTCGTAGCTGGTATTGTAGCCCTTGGCTTCCAAGAGCTGGGCGTAGTCCACGAAGACGGCCTTGATGCCGTGGCGGCGAAGATCGCGCCGTGCCCGGCCACGGATGTCCATGATGTTGGCCCCGCGCGCCTCGTCGATGTAGAGCGGTTGGTCGGCCAGCTTGAAGAAGTGGTTGCCCAAGGTCTTGGCCTCGCTGGCGCTGATCGCCCCCAAGCGGACGCGGGCACTGTTGGCCCTCGCTCTGGCCATGACGATGCGGTTGGCGATGCTCTTGGCTGGCATTTCTAGGGAGAACAGCAGCACAGGACTTCCAGCGGCGGCCATGCGGTCGCACATGTTGATGAGTAGGGCGCTCTTGCCCATGCCGGGGCGGCCACCGACCACGATCAGCTGGCCCTCGCGCAAGCCGCCGGTCAGCACGTCCAGCTCGCGGTAGCCGGTAGACAGTCCTCGGGGCTGGCCCTTGCTGGCCATGGCTTGCTCGATCTCGGCAGCGGCATCGCTGACCACGCTGCCGACATGCACGCTGCCTTGGCTGGGGCCGTCGAGGTTGATGGACAGGATGCTCTCACCGGCCTCGGCCACCACTTCGCTGACGTTCTGCGCGATGTCGCGCCCAGCGGCGGCCATGCGCACACCGGCCTCAACCATGCGGCGGCGGGCGACATGCTCGCGCAGGATGTTGACGTAGTAGGACAAGTCGCGGGGACCGGCCATGGAATAGATTTCGGCCAAGGCCCCGGCGCCGCCGACATTCTCCAGCTTGCCCTGCGAGGAGAGATGCTGTGTGACGCTAATAAGGTCGGGCTGTCCGGCCTCGGCGCGGATGGCCTTGATCGTGTCGAGGATCGTGGCGTTGGCGGGCGTGAAGAAATGCTCGCCGGTCAACTCGTTCCACTCGTCGATCAAGTCGCCGTAGCACATGAGTCCGCCAAGGACGCACTGCTCGGCTTGCGTGTCGTGGGGAATGGCTTGTTGCTTTTTCATGGGAAGCGCGGGTCGTCGTCGTCGCTGAGTAAAACGGCGATGGTTCCGAGGATGGCGAAGATTAAAACGAGGGCGCTCATTTCAATGTCGTTCATAACTGTGGTGAGTTGTAGACGGATGTGTGCGGTGTGTCAACAGTCTTTTTTTGGGGAATTTTGGGGGAACAAAAAGTCGTGGTTTTTCCACGCTCCGCGCAGGAGTTTGCGCTGCGCCAGCCAGCGGTCGCATGCCTCGCCCACGGCCTTCAAGTCGGCCTCCGAGGGCCACTGCGGTTCGGCCGCTTCGATGCGGTAGTGCAGAACCTCTCGGTTCATGCGCTTGGCCCCCTTGTCGAAGAACTCGCTAAACTGCTCGGGCGAGATCATTTGATGGGCCACTCGCGGAGATGACCAAAGTCGCGGGGTTCACTGCATGCGGTCACTTCGCCGCAGATGCCGCAGGTGTCGGTGTGGTAGGTGCTGACGCGGTCTTGGCAGGGGAATCGGCCGTAGGCGAAGCCGCAGGGTCGGCAGATCCACCAAGGGTAGGGCTTGCCCTTGCTGAAGATCGCATCGTAGTTGGCGCGGTAGGTTTCGCCGGCTACGGGGCGAGGGGCGTCTCCCTTGCCGGCACTCATGCGTCCTCCGCCTTGGGGTTGTTGCATTCCTCCCAGAACAGCTTCCGGTAGTGCTCCTCCATCTCGGCCATGTGCTCCATGGCCACCTCGTCGCCCACAATACCGGGCAGGTCGTAGCTCATTGGGAAGTGCTTCAAGCAGCGGCGGGCCTCTTGGCGCACGGCCGTGGGGATGCGCTTGGTCTTGCGGCTGCAAATGCCCACAATGAAGTGGCGGGCCACGGCTAGGGCGCGGGCCTGTTCGGTGGGCAAGCTCATCGCAGGGCCATCGCTTCCTCGACGGCGTCATGCGCCTCGGAGGCAATTTCGTTGCTGGGTTTCACGCATCGCCCAATGACGCGGATGAGCCGGTCGTTGCTGCGGACCAGCTCGCGGACACGGTCTTCAAGGGCGATTTCGTTGTAGGCGCCGAAGTTCGTTCCGAAGCCGACGCTTCCTACGGTGTGGGTGGGTTCTGGTTTGCTCATTGGATTACATTCCGAATTTGATGCCCCGCGCGTAGGGCTGGATGTTTTCGCGCTGGAGCCACTTGAGGGCGGCTTCGTGATATTTCTCGCATTGGGCGGGGTCGCGGCGGACTCGCTCGCCGTAGCTTGGGTTCTCGCTGTCCACGGTGAAGCCAGCCAGCGGCCCCGGCACATAGACGGCGCCTGCGCGGATGGCGGCAAGGGGGTAGCCCCAGGCGTCGGACCACGGGCCGAGGCTGGCGTAGTCTTCGCGTTGCAGCCAGACGAGCAGGTCGTGGCGGATGGCCGCGCCCACGCCGCACTCGTAACGCCTTGGGTCGCCGCCCATCCATGAGCGGACGCGCTCGGAGTTCATCCAGATCACCTGCGGGCAGTAGCGGCGGGTGAAGATGACCTTGCCCTCGGGCGTGCGGTAGTCGAAGTCGCAGAAGATGACTCCGGGCGGCTCTGCTGCCTCAAGGCGCGCGTAACGCACGCAGGCCACCATCATCGGGTAAAGCACGTCGTCGGCGGCTAGACAGATGACGTAGTCGGCGTCCAAGGCTTCGATGACCGGCTCCATGGCGCGCATCCAGTCCTTGCTTTTCTCGGGGTGGCGAAGGACGCGGACACCTTCGTAGCTGCACGCCAACTCATAGCTTCCGTCCGTGGAACAGTCGTCCACGACAACCACCTCGTCGGCGCCCTGCTCCACGGCGCTGTCCAATGCGCGCTTCAGCGTCTTTGCCGCGTTGTAGCAGGGGATGACGATGGTGATTTTCATTGCGGGCGGTAGACGTTTGACCCGACATGGCCCAGCTTCACCCCGCGATGGAGGTAGATCGGGACGCCGGCAAAGCGCAGATTGGCGCAGAAGGCGTAGTCTTCGGATAGGTAGTCGCCGTCCGGTTGGATGCCGGCGTTGAAGTAGTGCCGCCAGCCGTTGGCCTCGGGCACGATGCCGTCGAGGCGCTTGACCGCTTTGCGCGTTACACGGAGAAAGCCGGTGCCGACTTCTTTGACGGCATGCACATTGTCGTGGCCCTTGAGCGTTTCGCCGGTGGCGCCGTTGGCCACTTCGGTTTGCAGGTGGTGGCGCTTGACGTATAGGCCGCCGGCGCAATCCACCGGCAACGAGCAGATGGCGTCGAAGTCGTCGCGGGTCCAGACGATGTCGTCGTCCACCCAGAGGAAGCTGTCGAACTTGGTGCCGAGCGCCTGGCACATCAGCTTGCTGCGACCTCGGGCGATGTCTGACTCATGCTCCATCTTGAGCCAGCCGCCGAAGCTGGGGCTGGTCATGGCTTGCATGAGGCCCGTGACGTAGCCGCCGCAGTAGCTGTCGTTGCGGGAGCAGGTGAGGATGAGGGTTTTCATGCGGCGACCAATTCCTCCAAGAGTTGCCAGTTGCCGGGCTTGCGGTGCTTCTTGGGCGAATAGCTGATCTGGCCGTATTGCCGGATCTCGTCGATGTGCCAGAAGACGAACTCGTTGCGGTCGGGCAGGTAGGCGGCCAACACGTCAAAGGCCCCGCCGGCGTAGAGGCCGGAACTGCGGCTGCTGGTGTTGACTTGGTAGAAGTCAGGGTTGGACGCGCGGATGCAGGCGCGCTTGACCTGGACGCCGATATAGCCGCCATTGGGGCTAGACAAGCATACGTCAACTTTTTGGTCGCCCCCCCACGGGGCGTAGATGCCGTAGCCCCGAGCGCCGGCCTCGGCGCAAAACAGCAGTTCGGCGTGGTTGCCTTTCTGGGACGAGTTCATACCGCCAGCTCCTGCATGAGTTCCGAGAAGTCATCCCGCACGATCTTCACGATCTTTGGGGCAGGGGGTGCCATCCGCTGCTGCTTGGCGTCCTTGTCCAGCCAGACCTTCAGCCGTTGGCGGGTGGGCGTCTCGCCCTTGTCGGCGCACCACTTGAGCAAATGCTCAAACTTCGCGCGGACGTTGACTCCCCGGTATTGGGGGAGGGTGGCTAGGTGGTCTAACCAGTCATCGTCAGACAGGCCCTTTCCGAGAACGCTTTCTCGCGGCGGCACTTTTTCTTTACCGTTAGAAAGAAGGGGTTGGTTAAGGGATTTGTTTGAGAATGGTATTGCAGTTGTCTTCTCGTCTTTGGGAGAAGAAGGTAAAGAATATATTGTATTATTGTGGGGGGACAATTTGTCCGGTTTTTCGGACAATTTGTCCAAACTGGCATCGGAATCGGACAATTTGTCCAACTCCCTAAATTTGATACGATAGTGTCGAGATAGCCTTCGGCCGGCCACCGTCTTGGAATCTTGGGTGATTTCCAGCCACCCCTGCTCCACGCAATGGTCGATGCAACGGCTGATGTTTCGGGGCGTCATGCCGGTCTTGGCCTCCAAGATTCCCCGAGACACCCAGCCATCCCCCTTGCCGTCACAGAAAATGGCAATGGCCAACAGGAGCAGCTTGTCCCCGTTCTTGGCGGGGCACTCGTCCCAAATCCACTTAAACAGATCCACGGTAGAAGTTGCGGCGTTATTCATGTGATAAATCCTGTTGATAGGTTTGCGTCAGATCGTCCCAGATAAACCCCTTGGGCGCCCCTAGTTGACGGTAGCCGGCGACCAGCGACTGCCAGCCCTCCATTTTACCGTTGAACTCCCACGCCTCGGGCGAGTTCCAGGGGGCCGTGTGCTGCCAGCTCTTGGCGGTGCAGCCGGCGCAAAGCGCACAGAGGGCGAGACTTGCGGCGAGCTTGGTCATCGGCTACCTCCGCTTGGCGTCTCCCGCCCCGAACTTGTGGCCGAACACCGGCCACGGGCCGACCATCGTGCCGCTGAAGATTACCGTTAGCCGCTCATGGGGGCGCCACTTGTGGCGGTTGGCCACTTCACAGAGGCAGTCGCCCTCGTAGTCCTCGACCTTGATCCACATGCGGTTGGCGTTCTCCTGCTTTCCGCGCCCCGCCTCCTTCACCGACACTGATGCGGCATACTCTTCATACTTCTTAAAGCCAGCCACCGTGTTGACCTTGGCCACTTCGGGTGCGGTCGTGTGCTCACTGACCACGGCCGGCGCCTCTGAGGGGCCTTCCGGCGCAATTACGGGGGCTTCTGGGGGCTGCTCGTTAGTAGATTCTGATACAGGAGTGGTCGGTTCTAGCTTGCGGCCGATGCGGCGCAGCTTGGAGAGGAGGTCTTGGGGCATGGGTTTGGGTCTATTCGGGTGGGTTTATGGGTGTGGGGGTTATCTTTTAGTAAAAAATTTTTCGTCATCGGTTGAATCGGGGTATGATGATCCAGAAGAAGGACGAACCCCCGCCCCCCCTCCATCCGAGGGGGGAGGGGGCGGTAAAAAGCGGGCCTCGTCTGGCTCAAAAACTGACACACCGGCAGCATCTACAGAGACAGAACACTCGGAAACAAGCGGTTGTTCACCGTCTGGGGCCTCCAGGCGGGGCGATTGTGTGCGCTTGTGTGCTTTTGTGGCGCACGTCTGGCCGGTGATACCCGTTGCTGGTGCCGACTCAATCACCACACCATCCACCACATCGAGCCATTCATCCGCCGAGGGCGCGGACACCACTTCGATCCGGCTGGTTGCACCACCTGCAAGCAATTCAGATTTCTCGGTCGCTATCGCTGCGAGCACTGAAAGCGCCTGGTCCTTCATCTCGGGCAGCCTGTCAACAAGCTCGGCAGTCCCAAGGGCCGCAAGCGTCTTCCAGTTCTTCGCGGTCACATCTCGGGCCGCTTCAAGTAGTTCGGGCCGGTTGCGGACAAGGGCCGTTATCGTGTGATAACTCACGCCAAGCTCCTTGGCAATCCGTGTGACAGGCACACCGGCGAGGTGCAAGGCGGCGATCTTCTGCGCCGTCTCCTCGGGAATGTTCATGCCGGTAAAGCCTGCATTCGTGCGCACCGGCTGCCGGTCTTGGGGCGGTTGCTCGCTGGCCTTGGCCGGTTGCGCCTTGGCAACCTTCCTCGGCCGTCCTGTTGAGGTCTTAGGCATTAGGCAGCCGCGCGGTTATTCGCACCGGGAACCGGTTGCAAGTTGGCATTGTGGAACCGCGCAAGCTCGGCGGTCGAAACGTAGGTGGTCCGCAGGGTGGGCCGCGAAACGCGAATCTTCCCAGCATTGACCCAGCGGACGAACGTGGTTCTCCCGATCCCGAGACGTTCACAGACTTCGCGCGGCCTTAGGTATTCAACCATGATTGCGGCGATCTTGTGCGAATGTGTGCAAGTTGTCAACAGTCAATCTTGGGCAATATGGGGTGAACACCTAGGCCGATTTCCTTTGCGCCGTGCGCAGGTGTGTGGTCTGGTGCTGGTGTTATGAAAAAGCAGACAAAACAGGCGAACGATATCGCCGTGAATACAAGAGTGACGGAAGACATGCGCGCGGCCGTTGACCGTCTGTGCCAGTCTGAGGGCATAGGCATGTCGGACGCCATACGGGAAGCGGTGGCAATCTACCTTGCGCTTTACACGGCGGCAGGCAATCGGTTATTGAGTAGCCTAGAGAGGGACGCGATTCTCGCCCAAGCGAGAGCCATGTCCGGCCGCGTCCGTGAGGCAGTAGAGCAGCCAGCATCCGGCCATTTGTCCGGTGCGCGGGCCGCTGTGACCTACAAGAAAAGGGCTTAAACGACCGTTTAATCTTCGCCAAATTTACAGAGTAAGGTAAAAAAAGATGACCCACTATGCGCTTTTTTTCTTGCGCTTGTGTGCAAACCGCACGATTCTTCACACGTTATGAGAGACACACACACGAACGGGCGCGGGGATTCCGCCGCGCGCAAAAATAATATCATGGTCGTCATGGTTACAATGGCGGTCGAAATTCCTTATACCGCCGGAATGCGCGATTATGCGACACGGCGCGAGGTTTGCGACGGCATCATCGAGCTATGCAAGGTAGGGGCTGAATCGCACCTAACTATAACCGGACACACGGCCAAGGTTTCCTAACATGCAACCCCTCGCCGAAATCCTAACGGTCTTATTGATCTTCGCCACCGGCTTTTTGCTGCTGGCACTGTAACACACAAACACCAACAAACACACAAGGAGGCACACATGAAACAGACCATCTACAAATTCCAGACTCGGCGGTTCGTCGTCGAGGTTGTTGCACTGCCAGACGATGACCTCGATCTGTCATTTGACGAGACCGGCGAAACCTCGCAGAAGATCGAAGACGGCGAGCTGTGCGCGTTCCGAGTCGAGGCGCGCGTCTCGTTCTGCGGGGAGTATAGCGCGCCGATCAAGCTGGGCGCCGATCACCTGGGCGGGTGCATCTACGAAACGCCGGACGCATTCCGCAATCATTTCGGAATCCGCCCATACGAACGCGAACTGTCCGCGAAGCATGGCGGGCCGGTCTCGGTCTGCTGCTACTTCAGCGGCATGGTCCGTGAAGCAATCGCCGAAGCGCGTTGCAACATGGACATGATAGCGCACGCCAACAACTGACCCACCGACACCGCATCCGGTTCGCCGGGGGCGGCACGGTGTGCCAACCGGCCACCATTCAACAACAACACAACCAAAGGAGACACACAATGAGAAGCAACATGGAGAAAGCAGTGCGGGCCGCCGGTCTGTCACTGTTCACATGCAAGAGCAGTTACGAAAAGAACAACGCGCAGCAAAATCTAGCGGGCCGCACGCATTACGCGGACGCCGACACGCTGCGTTATTTCGGGGCGCGCATCAATCGCGCCGGACACCGCGCGGACGGTCTGCTGTTCCTGATCGTCGAGAGCGTCAGCAGCAAGCCGGAAGACACCAAACGCAACAAGCGCTTTGTGGTCTTCGACGTTCTCGGAACAGTCGTCAACAACCGCGAAGAATGGTTTGCGACGACAGACCAGGCGCGCAAAGCGGCCGAGGATTTCCTCGCCGAGTTTGACGCGGAGGCGCACACGTCCAAAGCGTTGAGCGAATACGCGCACCGGCTCCAAACCGAAGCGCATTGGATCAAGACGGCGCTGGCCGGAAGGGAGGTCGCATGAAGGCGCCAAAACCGAGCGAAGACTACTCATGCACCGCCGACAACGTCTATCGGCAGCGGGAAATCCTTTTCGACGCTCTCAAAACTATAGCGGCCGGGAACACCGATCCTGGCCGCATGGTGGAGATTGCGCGCGAAGTAATCGCACGGACGGAGGGCGAACAATGAAGACCGCGCCCAAATTGACAGCAAAGCAAAGGCGAGAAAACGCCGCCCGCGCCGCTCATGCGCGCCAAACGCTAGAAGCATACGCCGAGATTACCGATATAGGCGAAGATGACGAAACCATGCTGTGCGACATGCTCGCAGACTTCATGCACCTGATGGGCCGCGAAGCCGTAGAGGGGCGCATGTGGATGGCCGCCGAGCACTACGAAGCAGAAAGGACCGGCCAAGAATGAGCACACACCACACGCACGACCGGCCCTTGGTCAACTGGTGCCAATACTGGCAGGTGATGGCCGCCCGATCCGCTGAAACGCGGCCATGGTGGGCCGTGATGGCCGCCAAGGTCAGACAAATGATGACACACAAGAACCGCAACGCCGCTTGACGCCCGACACCGGCCTTTGTCCAATGGGGGCAGAGGCCGGAACGGACGGCAAACATGCTTTCCCGGTGATGGCCGCACCATCTAAACAAAGGAGACACACAATGACAAACGACACACCGCACACGCTGGATCATTTCAGCGCAAAGGACCGATCCATCGGCCGCCGCATCACAAAATCGTTCGGCGCATGGCTTGAGGAGTGCGAACGGCACGACTCTTGGCATGAGCTGCCCGAGGAACAACGCAAGCCAACCCTGGCCAACGTGGCCGCGTTTCTTGATGACTACGCGGACTTTGAGCCGGTCCAGTGATGGCCGCAAGTCCCATGAAACCCAAAGTCACCGAACTGCCCATCTTGGCAGCCATCGAAAACGCATCCCTAGATTACGTCAGGGAATACAGTGACCCGTTGCTAGTATCGGCTTACATGACCCTGCTTCCGTTCAAAGACGTTATCGGGAGCGTGTCGGCCGGCCCGCAAAAAGGGGAGAACGAACAAAGCCGCATCCTAATCGGCTGCGACGATGCCACGCCGGGGCTGCGGTTGTTGTTTGAGATATACGCTGACCGCGTGGTGATGCACGTTCTCACTGTCTGCAAGGACGGCGAGGAATTGGCCGATCCGCCCAAGGTTATCACCTTGCCGGACCTGTGGGAAATCCTGCGCAACCTGCCGCGCTCGGCTTACTCGTATGTAAGGAGGGGGAAGTGATGGCCGCCACACCCAAGAAACGGAAACCGGCCGACGAGCGCGATGAAGCGTTGCTTCGGTTGCGAAAATACTTAGGGAAATACGCAACGCGCAAACCCGACTTTGAAGGGTGGACCTACGCGTTCAACTCTCGGAATGTTTGCGGGAGTCCTATGCTGACAGACCGAATGTTTGAGATCCTGTATCGCATCGACGAGTCCATGGTAGGGACGCCGGATTACATGGGAATTGCCTACTGGTGGGCGCGCGATTACCGCCACATCATGCGTGACGCGACAACGCGAGAAAGGGCGATGGCTCACCACGCTGTCATTGAGCAGGGGCTGCCTGTTGGTGGCGTAAGCCAAAAGCATGAGGAGATCATCATGCGATCAACCAAAAGAAGCAGGGCAAGGTGGCAATCTTTGGCCGCATAAGCACACGCCGCTCACAAGGGAGGGGGCAAATCGCCCTCTCCCTTTCGCCGGCAAGTGATGGCCGCTGAGACCATGGAAACACGATACTGCGACAACGACGACGAGAGGCGGGCGCTCAAAGCCGCTTTGGTCGATGAGATCCGCAAGCACCGAGCCGCTGGCAAGAAGGTCGATGTTCTGATGGCCGAGTTGCGCAAGCTCGATGATCCCTGGCATGGGCTAGGCTTGGGCGGCAACGACCAGGTGGGGCGGTCGCAGCGTGAAGCGGGTGGCCGAGCCGAGGTCATCACGCAGCGCCAGTTGGCCAACGAGTGATGGCCGCCCGATCCACCGAAAGCACACAAGTTGACACCAAGCGTGTGCTACCAGCACACAAGCGCACTTTTACAGAGTAATTCTGTGAGCCGCCAGAAACCGCACGGCCCTTTAGAAATCTACTGCTCTATCCCCTGAGCTACGGGAGCTGACTAAATCTTACTCTATAAACTGACCACTTTGACCCACTTTGATGCCACTTCGATCCGCTCTCCGTTGACACCGGATATGCACACTCTTGACACCATGGGGCAGACGGTTTAGCAATGGATTCGTTATGAACATCCAAAGTTTTCGCATAGAAGTCCCGAAGTATGGGCTAAGGGGCACAATCTTTCAACGCCGGGGATACCTTTGGCTGCGTTACACGCATGAGAAGAAGATGCGCCGAGTCTCCCTCAAGACCAATGACCCGAAGATGGCCAAGGCCAAGGCTATATCTTACCTCAACATCCTCGGGCAAGAGGGCACCGCCCGCCTTACCGAACTAACCCACGGCCGCGACGAATCCCCCAGCATCGGCAAGGTCATCGAGCACTACCGTTTGCGGAGCGACTGCCCCAGCAAGGAGCAGAACATCAAATGCCTGTTGCGCGTGATCGCCAGGGCCAAGGCCATCGCCCCGTTCCGGCCGCACCCCATGATAAAAAGCCGGTCCATCCCGATGACTGATGCCGAGATTGCCAAGGTGATGGCCGTCCGCTCCACCGAATTGAACGACAAGCTGGTGCGCCAATACCTGACCAACTGCGGGACGAGCGCTTACACGGCCGGCAGCACCCTCGCCAGTGCCAAGAGCGTCTTCGCCGACAGCAATGACTGGATCGACTTCAAGCTGCCGGACATTGCCTCTTTCCGTGCCGCCAGCAAGCAGGCCAAGCAGAAATACAACCCGACCAGCTTCCAGCACGTCCCCAAGGACAAGCTCGACGCCATGGAGCGCGACAGCCGGGGCATGCCCGAGATCCGCCGCGCCTTCATCTGCTGTCGCTACATGGGCATGACGCCCAAGGAGGTCAGCTATGCCCGCAAGACATGGATCGAGGACCGGCCCGAGGGCAAGACCATGTGCATCCGCGAGCGCCCCGATGAGGAGTTCACCCTAAAGACAGGAGGATGCCGCGAGCGCGACATTACCTTGGCGCCGTGGATGGCCGACCATCTGCTGGCCGCCGACGACTACTTGATCCCGCTCGGCACCGAGTTCCTGCGCTACAATTTCATGCTGCGAAACTTCAACACATGGCTGCGGCAATACATCCCGAACCGCAAGGGAGCGGCCTACGAGCTGCGCAAGCAAGCCGGCAGCGACTGGCTGGAGGCGACGGGGTCGCTCGTCCAGGTGCAATATCTTTTGGGGCACTCGTCCTATGTAACAACGCAACGCTGGTATGCCACATGGCAGCGTGCCGTAGTCATGCCAGCCGCATTCCAAGAGGAGCCGACAATATGAAAGCAATGATACTATCAATCGCCGTGGTGATGGCCGCCACGGGCTGCGAAACGAAACAGGCAAAGGCCGCAAGGATGGACGCTCAGGGAATGGTCCGAACGCAAGACGGCAAGTGGGTCCCGAAAGGCACACGCTTCTTCGGGTCTGGCCATCCTTGGGTTATGGAGGACGGCAGCCCCGCGCCCGCAGCGTTCGATCCGACCGTCTTCAATCAGGCCATGGCCCAAAACTACGGCCACTCGGGGCCGCAGCCGGTGATTGTGGTCGGCCCGAATTCCCCGGCGGCAACCATTGCCAGCACGCGCGGCGGGACCACTGTTGTCTCGACCATCGGGAACAATGCGCCGCTGTTTCCTGCCGGATACTATGCGGCACCTATCGACACGCGCGGCCGGCCGATCTACTATACCGAGAACATTCAGCAGCCATGACTTTGTCCAAGTGTGTCTCCTAACCACAAGGACGAGTCCCGCGAGTGCGGGGCTGGGCCGCTCTGGGAAACCGGGGCGGCCCTAATTTTTTAGCGCGGGGGCATTGACTGCCCGAGGGGA